TCTTTCTTCCAGCCCGGCGCCGGGGGGGGGGGCGGGGCGTGGTGGGGAGGAGGGGGGGGGGGGGGGGGGGGGGGGGGGGGGGGCATGGCGTACTTCGGGAAGCGGTCCGAGCGGGTCCTGGCAGAGTGCCACCGTGACCTTGTCCGGGTTGCCCGAGACGTGGTGCAGATATTTGACTGCGCCGCGGTCGAAGGACACCGAGAAAAGGCCAAGCAGGACTACTACTACCAGACAGGGCGCTCCAAGGTGCGGTGGCCCAACAGCGCCCACAACCGGAGCCCCTCCTGGGCGATTCACCTAGTGCCCTACCCAATCGACTGGAGCGACCGAGACCGTTTTCACTACTTCGCCGGCTACGTTATGTGTATCGCCCAGGAGCTCGGGGTCGCCTTGCGGTGGGGTGGAGATTGGGATCGGGACCAGCAGACCCGAGACAACCGATTCGACGATTTGGCCCACTTCGAGCTAGTAGGGCCCAAGCCAGGCCTTCGAGGATTGCCTCAGAGCTGATATCTTGCCTGAAGAGGTATCAGGGAACACCTAGACCAAGAACAGTCTGCTCTTGGACGATTTTAGGCGTTTCGTAGGCGTTTCCACCCGCTTCTTAGGAAGCTCCTCTCTCCAGAGACTCCACCGCCGCCCGCTTGAGCTCGTCTGTCGAGGTGACGTAGCGCTGAACCGTGGCTAGATCCGCCCAGCCCCCGAGCTGGCGCACGGTCTCCACGTCTGCCCCGTTCCCTAAGACGGTCGAGGCGAAAGTACGACGTAACATGTGAAGCCCCGGCTTCATGGCCGGGTCGTAGAGCCCTGCTGCTTGGAAAACCTTGCGGATCTGAGGCGCTGCCGTCACCAGCGGCCCACCCTCATACCCCGGGAAGAGCCAAGCTGTGGGGCTTTCGTCGTGGAGGGACTCCAGCAGCCTCCGCATCCGCAGAGCCAAGCGCGCCGGCATCGGCACCACGCGCTCCGCATGAGACTTCGGGCACCACCCCGGCTTGGCAGAGACATGGACGGTCCCCTCCACTAGGTCGATGTCTCGCCGTTGAAGGTGAAGGATCTCCTGGTGGCGGAGCCCGCACCGAGCCGCCAATAGCAACGCGGCATCGAGAGGCTCCGGAGCCTCTGCCACGAGCTTGGATACCTGCTCGGAGCGCAGCACCCGGGGCTCCTTGCGAACAGCCTTCAGGAGCTGCACCCGAGCCGGCATCCGCTCCAAGAGCTCGGTCTCTACCGCGTACCGCAGAGCAGACCGGAGCACGCCAAGGGCGCCGTTCAGCGAGGCCGGACACACCCTTCGGAGGCGGTGCTCGGCGAAGCCGTCTAGAGCCTGCGAAGTCAGATCTGAGGCTCGAAAGTCGTCTCCGAAGTAGCTCAGAACCGTACCGGCCTGCACGCGCGCCTGCGCTACGCTGCTGGCCTTGGCTCGGGGACCCAGGTGAGCAAGGTACGCCGAGAAAACCTGTGAAAGGGTGACCTCGTGGTGCGGCTCCACGGCTCCTCCTCTTGCGCACGCGCGCGCGCTCTCTCGCACTTCACAGTCTCACTGAAGCCCACCCTGCTCTATAGCACATATCCAGTCCAAAGCCTTCTGGAGATCGGGAGTCGTCGCCGCGGGTATGAGGTGATTGGCTTCGCAGTTTGGGTCCTCGCACAGCCTTGACTCGTACAATTCGTAGTAGACTCCATCTTCTTGGCCTTCCTTCGAAAGCACAGGCGTCTCGTGGCAGGTGCGACCCGTGAAGGGATGCCTCCACCAAGCCTGGCCCTGGGTGTCGTGGGCATAGATCAACGCCCCGCCGGAGAGGATGTTGGGTGTTCGCTTCACTTTCGCCCCTCTGGCGGACGCCCAAAGTGCTTTCTGCCTGCCTTGCGAACCACGACCCAGTACACCCACGAGAGGGTGTAGGCGAACCCTTGCGAGAACATCAGCAGGACGAGGTTTCGCCGCAGCTCGGCGTCTGCCTTACGGCGGTCACGTGGTGTGCCGCCCTGCTGGTACCGCCAGTCGTGGATGTGGCATGCCGCCCACAGAGAGAAGGTTCCGATTACCGCCCACAGCCGATCGGGAGCGAACGTACAACCGTTCGATTCGAATCCTGGCGGGACCAGCTGGGACCCCTCAAGCATGTCCCACCACGTCTTAAACAGCAGCCGTGTCTCCCCGGACACGCGCAGCGGAACTCGGTTGGTAAACCACCTCAAGGTGGCGCTGCGAGGCAAGGCCAAGCGAGAAAGGCCCTGGCTCTCTTCCTCGGCACCCTCTGCTCGCTTCGGGCGTCGCAACCGCCAACTCTTCTGCAGCATAAGCCCCCGTCTACTTCTGGTGTCTCTCGTGCCAATCCAAGATCATAAGATTACACCCGACGTGTGCCAGGGACGAGAGACCTGTATCCGGATCCACGAGCTGGCCTTGGCGGTACCGAACCAGGTGTCGAACGGCAGAGGCAAAGTAGCGTTCTCTAGCGTTTGGAACGGTCTGCCATCCACGGTCTGCGTACTTATGCTCAGCCCCCCAAGTGAGCACCTTGACGATGTCTTCGATGAGATCCCATTCCAGAAGCTACCATCTAGGCTTGTTCGCGTCGAGCTTCACGCCCACTCGATCAGAGTCTAGCTTGGGAGGGGCCGGGGGGGCCAAAGAGGCGTTCTCGAACGGCCGCAGGATGCTCCCATAGTCGTCATACTCACCGTGAGGAGGGGCATCGTTGGCTTCGGATCTCGTTGTCATTGGCCGCTCCTCGGCGGAGTCCAGAGAGACACCTCTCCAGTCTCGTGGTTGTAGTCCCCGTGACGAAGAATCCTCGCGCAACGGCCATTCATGAGAGCCGCTTTAGGGCCTAGCTTCGCCTTCCGATAGGCCGTCACTACCGCTTCCCACCCGATCGCAAGGAGGTCATCCAGATCCATCTTTCCCTGCTCTGCCGGAACGGCCGCATCAATGATGCGGGCAGCCCGCACGGGGCCAATCTTGGGGCAGCCAGGGTATCCGTCCGTTGAGTCACCGGACAGCGTCTGCTTCAACCAGTTCCGCTCAGCCTCCAGAAGGCCCACCACTTCTATGCCTTCTTCAGGCTTGTTGAAGTTGAAGTGACTTCCCGGGACAGTTCGCATATCCTTATCAATCGACACGGTTACGACGTTCCGTTCCGTTGGGCGTGTGCCAAGAATTCCGAGGACATCATCGGCCTCCAGGTTCCTCCACACCACCGCCGCGTGTTGGTCGATGAGGTAGCTGCGGAGGGGTAGAAACAGAAGAGGTCGCTGAACGCTCTTCCGTCCCTCCTTGTACGTCGGCATCACATCCGTGCGGAAGTTCGCATTCAGGTCAGACAGTGCAACGGTATACGAGGACGCATCCAGCTCCTCGAGCAGCGACCGAATGTAATCCCCGAGGTGTTTCCTAGCCGGGTCCAACCAAGAGTGGACGGTGTACAAGGTGACACCGTCTACATCCCACGCAGACACCTGCTGCTCTCCGTGCGCAAACCGGTAAACCAGCACATCTCCATCGATCAGGAGATGCCGCTTAGCTAGGATGTGCCTCATGTTCGCGGCCTGACCCATCAGTGACACTCCTTCCAGCTCTTCCCAATCTTGTACTCAGCATCAAGGGGAAGGCGAATCCTCAACTCTACGCCTGCGTGTCGGATGGACTGGACCATGATGTCCCCAATAGTCTTGGCGTGGTCTGGGGGGCATTCAATCTGCCACTCGTCGTGCACGTTCAGCATGTACGCGAAGTTCTGCCCGTGGACAAACCCCCTCTTGCGAAGTGTTTCATCCAGGATCACAAGCGCGTGCTTCATCACCCTTGCACCGTCGCCTTGCAGCATGTCGTTCAGTGTCCCGTGCTCCGTCTTCGTCGCCACCACCGAACCGTCTACGAGAACTACGTACCCGCGCTTGAATGCTCCGCTGCATCGCTTCTTCAGGTAACCAAGCGCCGGCACCTTGGCGAGTAGCTGCTCTTGGACCTGCTTTCCTAGCTCGGCGGCATAGCGAATCGGCGGAGGAGCTTTCTTGGTTACACCCGCTTCGTAAGCCTCACGCCAGTCAAGTAGAACGATTGATCCGCGCTTGAAGCTGCCTGCCCCGTATAGGTCGGCGTAGGTGAGCGTCTTCTGGTTCTCGCGGTAGTACAACCCGGTGGCTCTCCGCCAGGCTTCATGGACGTCTCCCTGAAGCAGTTCCTTCGCGAAGGCGCCATCGTCGTAGAGGGCTAGCCGGTGCGCGAGCATCCGCAGCTCCAGACCCGAGGCATCGGCACCGACCTGCACCCAGCCAGGGCGGGTAGGCCGGAACAAAGCACGACACTCTGCGCCGTAGAGCTTGTGGCTCTTGGGGACGTTCATGTTCGGTTCGGAATGTGACATCCGCCCTGTTCGAGTGCCAGCCACCGACACCCGTCCATGAATGCGTCCTTTGCGGGCGTGGGCGAGCCAGGCTTGTTTTCCTAATGCCAGCTGCTTCAGCCGCTGAAACACCACGAGGAACTCAAGCAGCTTGGGGATGATCGGGTAAGAGAGGCTGGAGAGCGTTTCTTCGTCGATTTTCGGTTGGCCGCTGTCCGTGAACTCCCCCGGCTCCCACCCGTACAAATGCTTGAGAGCGCGTGCCACGTGTGGTCTCGACGCGGGATTGAACTCCACTCGCTTGACCTTGGTATAGGAACAGCCAGCAGAGACGTTTTGATAGCTCGCCTCTCCGGGACGATACTTACGAGACTTGGCGGTTCGCTTCGGGACTACCAGACCCGCCTTCGGGCCGTCTGAGGTATACCAAGGTGGAACCATCGCACACAGCGTACGCTGGAGATCAGTCTTCCGCTGAACCAGATAAGCGTGTAGTCGGCCTGCCGCTGCTTCGTCGAAACCAACACCATTGCGGCGTTGCTTTGCAATGATGGCAGCCACCTTGGACTCGACGAACATCGCCCGGATTGGTACCAAAGGCCATCCCTTCATGCGGCTGGGTTCGGCGATCATGTACCCCAGCAGGGTATCGTTGATCCGCACATCCGATCGACAGCGATCGAGCATCTCCTTTGAGTAGGCCTCGAAGAAAGAGACAGGAGCATCCGCGTGCTGCTTCGGGATACCAAGACGATAACCCCAAGCCTCCAGGGAGTGGCGCTTGGCGAGGCGTGCGGGCATGCGCTCTTCTCGCTCAACTTCGGTTTGGCCGCCGCTGTTGCGGAACATCCACGAGCGCTTTTCGATGCTCGAGCCGTACAGCATACGGCTACACACCAAGGTATCAATCAGCTTGGTCGTATGAGTCCAATCTGGGAAGTGGTGCTCCAGCACCGGAAGATCAAACTCGGCGATCCCATGGCCTACAAGGACGTCTGCTCCCCTCAGAAGTTGAAGAGCTTCTCCAAGATGATCAGGGCCAAACTCGTGGATCTCCTTGGTGTGGTGGTTTCTCGCAACGACACAGTGCATCTTCTCGAGGTAGGCAGTAGGGTCATTGAAATCAACCGGGGTGGTTTCGATATCGAAGACTAACCACATCTCATCCAACCCTCCTATTATCTCCACCCTTGCAGCCTAGCTTGACAAATGAACCACGCTCCCAACCTGCGCGCTTCGACAGCGTAGTCCTGGGTTGCCCGCTCAGAAGATCGCTCCGCAACGAATAACAGAAGCTCCAGCAGCGCCTCAAGCTGCTCTTCCGTCATCCGCAGCACAACATCCATCTGAGAAACCTTCCGAATGCTTCTCTACTTCATCAGAAGCTCTGACTAGATGAACACAGGCTCGTCAAATCCACCCGCTGCAGCGGCTTCCACAGTGCGTCCCGTCCTCTTTGAGTAAGTGACACGCGTTGCGATTCCGGTGTCCCCGAAAAGCCGGTTCTTCAAGACGCGGAGTGTTGTGGTGTCCCGTTCGGTTCCGTCTTCTGCTTGTTGATGGCGCTCCGCTCCGATGATGTTGTCGCTTACCTGCTTGATAGTCGATGACCCTCGGAGGTCATCCATCGAGATTCGGCCTCCTTCCTCGAACGGGGTTCCCCCAGACTTACGTAGGTGGGACACCAAGTGCATCCCGATACGTAGCTCCTCCACCAAGGTGCGCAGCCGCGTCATCAGCTCGTCAATTCTCTTTCGTTCGTCCCCTTCTGTCGCCATTCCGGACACCAGGATCGAGATGTGGTCTAAGATGATCCATCTCACCTTTAGCGCTTTCACCATGTATCGAATCTTGGGCAACAGAGCCGAAGCCTCCACCGACCCAAAATGGTCGTAGAAGTAAATACGGTCATCGAGCACCGAAGCCGCAGCTGCTCGAATTTCCTCGTCAGGGATCCGCTCCCGCACGGCTGGATCGTGCAAGCGTGTCTCCATCTGCAGGGAGACCTGCTGCAGCCCAGCACGTTGGACTGATTCTTCCAAAGCGATCACGCCAACCCGCTCGCCCATCTGGTGGAGGTGATAGGTGATCTCTCGAACAAGCTGACTCTTGCCTGCGCCAGTTCCACCACACCACGTCGTGATCTCGCCCAAGCGCATGCCCCTCAGATAAATGTCTACGGAGGGCCAAGGGTAGGGAATACTTGGAGGCGGGGGTTGAAGGACACGATCAATGAGCTCGGTGCCAGAGACGATTCCGTCCGGGCGGTACGCCTTGGCTTCCCAGCAGGCGCTTACGATCTCACCCGATCGGCCTGCCACGAGCATTTCGTTGGCGTCCTTGAGGGGCAGCTGCGCGATCAAGCACTTGCCGGGGGTGAACAGCTCGGCGCACTCTGCGGCGGCTTCTTGTCCTGGCTTGTCCTGGTCGAATACCAGGACAACTTGGTCGTACGATTCTAGCCACTCGATGTGCTTGGCTAAGTCTCGTCGAGCCCCGCTGGCGCCATTAAGGACTGACACCACAGGCCACCGCAGAGAGAAAGCCTGAGCTACTGAGAGGGTATCGATTTCGCCCTCTGTGATGACTACCCTTCGTCCGCCCTCCCTCCAGAGCTGTTGGCCAAAGAGAACAGCTTCGCGAGGGTTGCCCAGCCACGAGAACTTCTTGCCTTGGCTTCTGACTTTCTGTGCTATGGGGAGCCCCGATCGGTTGAAGTAGGTGGCTAGCTGGTCGGTGCCTGAAACCAAGTAGCGGTACTTCTGGCAGGTTGCTGCATCAATATGGCGCGCCAGGAGTGCCAAAGCTTCGCCACCACGAAGTGCCGGAAGTCGGCCTGTTTGGGGAGGGGGCCGGGGGCTCGAGCTGTTTGGACTGTTTGAGTCACCGAATTCGTAGTGGCCGCAGCCCTTCCCAAAACACTTTCCGTAGCCGTCCTCGTATCGCGCGAGGTTGTCTCTGCTGCCACACTTCGGACACGACTCGTGTCCAACGAAGCGCCCGTGGGGCCCTACCGAAGAGGTCATCTGTGGCGGCTATTCTCTTCCGCGATCCGTTTCATGGCTCTCGACGTATTCCCCGTTACCCCGGTAGTAACCGACATTGTCGTTGATTCGATGGAAGGTGTAGCGCGATCCGGGCCGACAACCGACATCGCGAGCGAACACCACGAATGCATCCCGAAGCCGCTTCCACGTCTCACCCTTTCCATACTCCGTGTATGTCGCGGGGTCCCACTCTGGCTGGAGACCTTTGGGAGCGCAGGCTGTACGGCTCCGATGTTTGCCCGCGCTTGACTTCCCCCCCAAGCGAACGCGGTTGAGATGGGCGATTGCGGTTGCCTCCCACCCAACCGGGACGAGCTGCGCTTCGTTCACGCGGCGAGAGCTAGGCTTCCCGCGGTTTTTCTGGAGGTAGATCATGCGAACCTCACCCGAGTCCACATCCTGCCCCAAGCTCAGGCGGGAGCGCTGACCAAAGGAGCGCCGGCCTGTGTCTACCACAAGAATCTGGTACTTGCCCCAGATTTGGCCTACTTCAACCTCCAGAGGGGGGCGGCCGACGTTCGATCTAAGCGGAGCCGGCTGCTCGAATCGCCGGAGCCGGATGTTCTTACCTCGAACCTTGAACGTATGGAATCGCATAGAGTGCTCTCCTCCCTTCACTCTTCAAGCCAAGCTACCGGTACTTGGCCCCTGGCCCAGGGTATCTTGTGGTGCTCAGCCCACCGCGCATAGGTCCACGAGCGGTGCCGCCTGCTTAGCTTGATTTGCGGCCTCTGGAAGACCAGGCGGAGATCGATTGCGGGGTGAACCCGCTTCACGTTCAGCACCTTCCGTCTATCAGCAGGCGGGAAGTAGCCTTTGGCTTCGATGAAGATTGTCTTTCCCGAGCGGGTGATGACCGTGAAGTCTGGTGTGTATACCCGGGCAACCTCGTACGGGAAAGTGTCGGCTTCATAACGGAACTCCGCCGGCGCAGCTCTCAAAGCAGCAGCAACATTTGCCTCGAACCGCGAACGATAACGGACACCATCAACAGTAGGGGCTGGGGTAAAGGGCTTACGCTGCTGTCGACGGTGTACCGCCATCAGAAGGGGACTTCGATGCTTGCCTCGTCCTCGTCGCCCTGGCTTCCGCCTTCATCTGTTGCCGGCACGGGCGACGGCTCTTGGACGTCGAACCCCCAGTCCCGAGCACTCCGGTGGCTGCCCTCCTCGATCAGGTCGAACACCATCAGAGCGACGGGTTGAAGGGTGACACCGCACTCTCGGCCTGTGTTCCAGAAATAGGCCTGATACTTGATCTGAGCGGTTGTGCCACTGCCGACGTGGCGGTCCGTGATGGGCACCCCAAAGCGGTCGAAGATCGCCGGCTTTCGATGCCAGATTTCACCGCTCTTCGTCTTGATTTCAGCTGAGATTTTGAAGCGGAACTCGAACGCTCCTTCTACCGGGTGCTCGTTTTCGCCGGTGTGCTGGCGATACGGGGGATCGGCGAGCTTGTTGGCGTGCTCTCGGGCGGACTGGTCCATCAGCTCGTCTACCTGCTTGCGCAACGCATCGGCCTCCTCCCCCTCCAGGATAAAGCTCGTGTCGTAGGCGAACTTCTGATTGCCCTTGTAGTC